AAGAAGGGTGTTTGAGTTTTCCAGATTTATTTTTACGTGTGCCACGTGACAATAAAATAACAGCTATGTATCTTGACAGACAGGGAAATAAGTGTATAATAGAGCTTGAAGGCATTGATGCAAGATGTTTTCAGCACGAGCTAGACCATTTGGACGGCGTATGTTTTACAGACAACATAAGTCCTTTAAAACTGGCATTGGCTAAGAAGAAATTACAAAAGAAAAAAGGAAAAAAGTAATGGTTGAACCAAGTGATAGCTTACAAGCGGTGTTCGAAAGAGCGATTGAAACTGCTAAAAAATTACATCACGAATACCTAACCATAGAGCATTTACTACTGGCTATGTTATCTGAAGATAATTTTAGCGAATGTATTAAGACCTTTGGATCTAATGCGGATGATCTTAAAAAGCAACTTTCAGATTATTTGAATAATAACTGTAGTGAAATTGTTATTCAAGATGTTGTAATTAAGCCTCGTAAAACACAAAGCGTAGAGCGTGTGCTTAATCGAGCATTTACACAAGTATTGTTTAACGGTCGTCAAAAAATCGAAGCTACTGATGTGTTTATTGCCATGATGGGCGAAAAACGTAGCTGGGCTTATTTTTATATTCAACAAGCAGGCATTGATCGAGATAAGTTTGCCGACTTTATTAATAACAGTGTAGAAGAAGTAGGCGAAGATGATGCGCCTGAAAGCAATTCGTTAACCAGAGCACTTGCGGCATTTACAACTAATCTTAATGATCTAGTTACTAAAAATAAGATCGATCCTGTTATCGGTCGTATAGATGAGTTAGAAAATATTAGTCTAGCACTAGGACGTCGTAGTAAAAACAACGTAATCCTTGTAGGAGATCCTGGTGTAGGTAAAACAGCTATTGCCGAAGGACTTGCTTATAATATTGTTAAAGGTGCAGTTCCTGACTTCCTTAAAGATTACAAAGTATATAGTTTAGATATTTCAGCTATGCTTGCAGGCAGTAAATATCGAGGAGACTTTGAAGAACGTTTTAAACATGTTATTAAAGCTCTTCAAAAGAAAGGTAAGACTGTGCTGTTCATCGACGAGGCACATATGATCTCTGGTGCCGGATCTGCTGGTAATTCAGCTAATGATCTTGCTAATATGATGAAACCGGCTCTAAGCAAAGGCAACATTAAAGTTGTGGCTAGTACTACTTGGGAAGAATATCGTAAACATTTTGAAAAGGATCGTGCGTTGATGCGCCGGTTCCAGCGCATTACTGTAGACGAACCTACACAAGAAATGACTTTGAGCATTTTGCAAGGTATTAAGAAATATTACGAGTCATTCCATAATGTTAAGATTCGAAACGATGCATTACAAGCGGCTATTAAGTTGAGTGTTAAGTATCAAGCTGATAAAAAGTTACCGGATAAGGCTATTGATTTAATCGACGTAGCATGCTCACGCTTTAATTTAAAACTTGCCGACGACCGTATTATCGGTGAACGCGAAATCCAATATGAACTTGCTAAGATGGTTGATATGCCAGAGGAAACTATTATGGAATCCGAAAGTTCTAGCATTGCAAAATTGCAGGATAATGTAAGTGCCGATGTATTTGGACAAGATAAAGCCGTTGAAGAGATTGTAGACAAGATTATTGTAGCACAAGCCGGGCTTAAACCTGAAAACAAACCAGTTGGATCGTTTGTATTCATGGGGCCGACTGGTTGCGGTAAAACTGAAACAGCTAAATCTCTTGCTAAACATTTAGGATCTAAACTGTTAAGGTTTGATATGAGTGAGTATCAAGAAAAACACAGTATTAGTAAACTAATAGGTAGCCCTCCAGGTTATGTAGGCTTTGAAGAAAATGCTGGCTTACTAATTACACAGATTCAAGAGAATCCAAATGCTGTATTGTTGTTTGACGAAGTAGAAAAATCACATCCAGATGTCAGTACAGTATTGTTGCAAATGATGGATAACGGATTTATTACCGGATCAAATGGCAAACGTGCTGATTGTCGTAACATTGTATTGATTCTTACAACTAACGCTGGTGCTAACGAAGCTGAAAAGAACGCAATTGGCTTTGGAGCGCAGGAAAAAGACTATAGTGACAAAGAACTTAAAAAATTCTTTACTCCAGAGTTCCGTAATCGTTTAGATGCTATCATTACGTTTAGTAAACTAGGTAAAGAGACTGTAGTTAAAGTTATTGATAAGTTTATGGATGAATTACGAGAGCAAGTTAAGGACAAAGGTATACGTGTTAAGATCGACAAAGATGCTACTAACTGGTTAATCGAGCATGGTTTTGATAATAAGATGGGTGCTCGTCCGTTGCAACGTGTCATTGACAAAGAAATTAAACGTCCTATGGCTAAGATGATGTTGTTTGGGGATTTAAAGAACGGTGGCTGGTTAACAATAACTGTTGAAAATGACAAGATTGTACTAGTTGCTAAACCTAAATTACCTAAAACACCATTACTTATGGTAGATCATTTAGAAAATGCAGTACAAGATAACTAAAAAATTGTTTGGTGGCATATATCAGTACAAAATTGTACTGACATGTGCTGGCTCAGGATTATTTAGACATAATGATTTGGATAATGTGCTTAAGAATCTAACAGACATCACATTATCCAATCAACCTAAACAAAACCATTTTGGATTGTATCGTAGCGGTATACATACTCAAGCAGAACTAGATTATGCCTTAAATTTACAAAAGGCATTATCTAAAATGTCTGATATAGATATCAGAGTAGAAAGCCCTTGGTTAAGTATCTATAGTAATAGTTTAGCAGATATCAATACTCTAGCTAAAATAGACGTTGATCAAGTAAAGTATATTTCTAAACCTGCAGATGGCACTGTACTCGATGCAGGAACTGTAGTTATGCCCAAGATGAATTACGATTATCGTATTACACTAGGTAAAACTATACAAGAGCATAGTGCATTTATAGCATGGGCTAACTCAAATAAGAAGTGTAAACTAACTAAAAGTTGTATCAAAGACTTGTTAAAACCACGTAGTTGGGGCGGTACTCATTTCTATATAACTGGTGATAATAATTTACTCATGGCCCGGATGCACTTGGGCGGTAGTATCAGCAAAGTAGAGCGAATCATTAAAAACTAAAGCCCTGCAAAAGCGATAAATACTCTAACCGCAGAGATTTCTGCTGATTTATTATTTTGGGCTTAAAAATGCGTATAAATGAACTATTAGAGGGCAAATACTTCGACGATATGAAGTTTGTTAAACCTGTAGAAGGTGGTGGCAGAGAATTAAACTTCAGTTTAGAAGAAGACTTAATACACTTCATGCACAATGACGATGATGTATATCGACGTCATGTATTTCCTAGTTTAACTAAATGTATTGATAAAAAAGGTGAAATAAGTAGTAAGGTGTTCCGCCTTGCTGTAGAAAACAGCTATAAAGTTTATATTAAAAAATACCCAATCCGTGAGCTTCCAGATCATTTAGATGAAAAAATTTGCAATGATATTTGCAAAAAAATGCTAGAAGATACTAAAGAACATATATCTAACGGCAAGTATAAGGACTAATCGTGCTGTTAAGAGAATTATTCTATCGCGAGGGTAAAGCTATTGCTGCCACAGACGATGGTATGGAAAAATATGGAAGACCTTTTAATCATCCAGAACATCTAGTATTCTTTAAAGGTGTTCGTGGCACATTAGAAGCACTTAATCATTTTAAAGAAATTGCTAGCGAAAAAGCAGGCAAGACTACTGTACGCCGTAAGTGGGACGGCAATCCTCAAGTGTATTGGGGTCGTGAACAAAAAGGCGGACCGTTAATCTTAGCAGGTCACAATCAATGGAGTCGCGGAGTTAAAAGCGATAGTCCAGAAGGTGTGTACGATTTTATTGCTAATCAAAGTGGAAATCCCAAAAGTCCCGAAGAACAGCAAAAACGTAATCAATTTGCACAAAATTTTTCAAATTTATATCCACTATTTGATGCCGCAACTCCTAAAAACTTTGTAGGGTTTGTATATGCCGATGCATTGTTTGGTGTTGATCCAAGTTTGAACAAAAAACTTGCACCGCCAACAGAAGAATATCCTCAAGGAATATGGGAATTTAGTCCTAACCCATTAAGCAATACAACATACCATGTGGATGCAGGAAGTGAATTAGGCCAACGTATTACACAAGCTAAGGTAATGGTAGTAGGACATGCTACATTTCCATCGTTTGGTGCAGACGATCGTTCGCAACAACCTAAAGATAGTTTTGAAGAGTTTAATCAGACTCCCGGGTTAATAGTGCAAGGGCCTATCTACACAGATGAAGCACCCGAAGTAGACATCAGTGCTGTAGACAGTATGATCGAATATGCAAATACTCATGCCGCAGTAATCGATGGATTTATGAATAGCTTACCCGATCCAGATAAGAATGGTATATTTTATCCGTTCTTTAATGACATGAGTAACAAACATGCTAACAATCAACAAGACTTCGGAAGCATTACTGGTAATACATTTGTTACCTGGATGCAGACAAAAGGTAAGAGTCCTAAAAAAATCCAACACATTATCGATATGATACAAGCACATCCTGGCGGATTAGATGCTATATTGTTTTTAATTAAAGGTATACGTAACATGAAAGATACAGTAGATGCCGCAATTAAACAACAGCCACGTAAAGAAATTTGGGATACACACGGGGAAGGTCACGTGCGTTATGCACAAAAAGGTCACAAGTATGGAAATATTAAAATTGTTCCTACAACATGGGCACCAGGTAAGACTCCAGTAGCCGCACCGGAGACAGCACAATGAAGTTAAGACAGTTATTTGAAGCACATCATAAAGTAGATGCGGCATTTTGCTTTGGAAGATTCAATCCTCCACATCAAGGCCATATGGAAGTATGGAACGCTGTTAAGCATGCCGGCAATCATTGGTTCATTGGAACTAATCCAGGAACTATTGGGCCCAACGATCCATTACCTTACGATTTAAAAACAGCATGGATGACTGCTATCGATCCAGCTATTAAAGGACATATTTTAGGTGAACAAAGTGTTGTTACTTTAGCCGCTAAAATTTATCAACAAGTAGGCGATGGTGCAACTGTAGCGTATGTAACTGATGCACAAGACTGGGCATGGGCTGGAAAACTATTACATCAATACAACGGCAAAGAAAGCAATCACGGTTATTTCAATTTTGCTAAAATTATACATGTACCAAGCCCTCGTGTAAGTAGTGCTACTGCATTACGCACAGCCGCTCGAGCAGGCGATATGGATGCATTTTATCAAGCCGCTGGAACTAATCCTAATTTAACAGTAAATGGTCAACATTATTACGATACGGTAGTTGCCGCAGTCGGACAACATCCTGAAAAAGTTAAAAAAGTTAAGAAGGAAAAACCAGTTGCAGAACCGTTAGCACAAGAAAACCTAATGAATTTTATGTCAAAACCTACTAAAAAGAAAGTAGCAACAAGCACAGCGGACATGCGTAAGTACTTTGAAAAAGAAAAAGCTAAAGAACCTGAACGTATAGAAAGAGGCGAAGGTAACAAAAAAGTAAAACAAGTATATACCAAAGCTGATGAGAATTCGATTAAATATGCTAATAAGGTAATAAGAGAAATGAGAGCACAAGAATTTATGCGTAAACAACTAGCGGAAGGCGATGTGCCTTATGCTGGTAAAGGCGCCGAAGAATTACATCACGTGCATATTCAAGCACTTAAAAATGCTATGAGTATCCCTGATATTAGCATGAATAAGGCCAACGGAAGTCCATACATGCAGTATAGATTTGGCATGGCTCTTGCTAATCCAAACATGGAAAGAGCTGGTGCTATGAGTGGCGACCCGTTAATCACCGCATATACAGATGCAGACTTACAAAAAGTTAAAGATGCCGCAAAAGCCATGGGCACTGGACCTATAACACACATCAGTGATGGTGTTAGTAATGAAGCAGACGGTGGAAATGTTGTTAGTCCTGTAGCTAAACGCAAACTTAACAAGTACGGTGTATAATGAGAGCTAAAGAATTCTTATCTGAACGTACTGGGAGCACACATCCTCATCACGATGCTGTTCAACAAGGCATTAGTAGAGATCGTGACCC